ATGTTATTTTCTACTTCAAATATGCATTGCTTTACCTCATTTTCTTCATTTGGATATGTGTCTATAACAATGCTGTCATGCACACTGTTTACAATCATGCTTTTTAATTGCTTTTGTCTCATTTTTTCTTCTACCATGATAAGTGTCATTTGCACTACGTCTGTAGATATGGATTGCACAGGATAGTTTTTGACAGCCGTGAAATAAGTTATTGTTCCTCCCTGCCTACGCTCTGCATTTGGAAAGGAAAACTGCCTACCTGTAGGTGTAGTCACCATTCCTGTAGACATAACTTCATTAGCCAGCTTTGTGTGCCATTTAGATATGCCATAGTATTTATCTGTGAACTGTTGGTAGTATGCTGCCTCTGCATTCGTCCTACCAAATCCAGTAGCACCAAAGAGAGGTGCGAAAGTGTGTGCCTTGGCTTCTTGCCTAGTTGTAGGTTGACCAGACTTGGTAATAACGTCTGCTGTGTAGCTGTGTACGTCAAACCCTGTGTTTATCTCTTCTCTGGCAACTTGATCCTCTCCTAGAAAGGCTGCTGCTCTAAACTCAAGTTGAGCAAAGTCAGCCTCTACTATTTTACCTTCGGGCCAGCGTGAACGAAAAACTCTTTTAATAGGAAAGGTATTGCCACGAGGCATGTTCTGTAGATTGGGAGAATCTGAAGCCAAACGACCAGTTGTAGTTCTGTGCTGCACTAGCCTTACATGTAGTTTATGATCAGACTTCATGAAAGTATTAATACCGTCCACAAAAGATGACAGGTATGTATCTAAAGCAGACAGCCTTCGTACCTTATACAGAAAACTCTCTGCTTCGGGTAGGTTTCTACGCTTTGCTGCTTCCTCCAACATCTCTATGTTAAGCTTGCTGGTACTAAATCCATGATTAGCTACCCAAGATGCAGAAGGAGCAGTAAATTTAAGTCCTGCAATCTTTTTGCTTGGAATGTACAATATTCCCGCCTTGTTGCATTCCTTACAAATTCTATGTGCCTTACCAAGTGTGCCATCCTTTTTAAGGACTATGTTATATCCTCTACCAAAGCACTTCTTACATTGTATCGCTGTGGTTCTGTACACATACTCTGCATTTTCTTTCACAGCTACATCAAAGGCAGCTTTCTTCATGTACTTGGTAAAATTACTGGCCCATGTAGGTTTGTCTGTAGGCTTACGACTATAGATGACCATACTCAACTGCTCTGGAGAGGCAAGATTGATTGGAGTATCCCCCATAAGTGCATGAACTTGCTTGTTTAAAGAGTCTTGTATTTCTTTCTGTTCTGTTTCAAATTCTCTCTTAACATTCTGTAGTGCATCTACATTAACTGAAAACCCTCTGTAATATATTTTAGACAACAAGACACACAAATCATTTGTTAATGTAATTACATTTTGAAGTGGAGCATAGTCCTGTGTGAACATCTTTGTTCGTAGACAATTTGCCAGTTCTTGCGTAGCTCGTACATCAACTTTACAATACTTTTCTAACTCATCTCCATCTATTTCATCTACAGATAGCCCTTTCTTGAAACTTTCGGTAAGAGTATCAAGCTTCTGGTTCTCAAGTTCATACCTCTCTGCCACTGCCTGTAGTGACAAAGGCTGTTTGATTGCCCTTTGAAAAAGGTATTCAACTAACATGGTATCAAAGACAGGTCCATCGTAGGTAAAGCCTGTTTCCCACAGCCACACCAACTCATGCTGTGCATTATGACATACCAACACCGTAGCCTGATCTAGCTGTGCCTGTAAAAGTTCTTTAGCATTGTCAGTACTATGTGTAGAGTGGCTAAACCAAAAAGAGGATTCCTCACCATTGTCTGTTCTTGTACACACCAAGACAAGCTTGTTTCCTTCTGTAAATGGATCAAGAAGAATCTTGCCAGATGGTAGTTTAGAAACAGTATTCTCTACGTCTATAGTTAATTTCATGTCACATTCCTATGCACTGTATGTGGCTGTTTCTGGATCAAGCATTGTTATAACACGACCATGTTTTCCTGTCAACTTATTTTTTAGAACTAACCAATGCCTCTCAGGACTTTCTTCCTCTTGTTGTCCTTCTACCATAGGAGTTTTAGTTATGCAAAACAGTACGTCTGCTTCACTTGCTTTGCCTGTACGACTGCCCTCCAACATACTCATGTTCACAAACACCTTGCCCTCTGCTTCAGCAGATAGTTGAGACATGGCAAACAAAACACAGTTATACTGCTTGGCTATGATTCTAAAGCGAATGTACGTAGCCTTGAGTTGTTCATGGTGAGCAGTGTACCTACCTTCTGGATTAAACTTGTCTGCCATGTCAGCAATCACAATGTCTGGTTCATATGCCTTGACTGCTCGTTCTACACGATCCAAGTCCCACCCTGTGGCGTCAGTGATTTTGAGGTTGTCCTTGATGGGACTAAACAATTCCTCTGCCCGATTTTTGTTCTTAACAATCTCCTTTATGCTCATACCACAGGCAGCAGTAAGATATCGTGAAGACACTCTACTTGTAGCTTCCTCATTAGCAAGAACCATAACTCGTGCTCCCTGATGAGCAAACCCACCCGGACCTGCACAAAGATAGGCATGACTACTGGTCTTACCTGTGTTTGGACGAGCAGCACCGACCACTATCTGCCCTGCATTTACTCCCGGCACTAACTGTGCCACTGTGGGTATGTTGAACTTCCATTTAAATTGTAGCTCATTCTTTTCCAACAATGAGTCAATGTCCATGTTCTCAAAATATACCTTTAATGCTGGCATGAAATCCTCTTCACGCCTTTCTGTGAACTGAACTATTTTATGTAAAGATGTTACCTCACCATTGGACATCTTAAAGGCTATGTCCATAAGCTCATTGGCAGCGTCCTCTCTATTAAGTTCTCGCAATACATTTTGAGCTACGTCTTCATTAAGAGCACCAGCCTTTGCTATCTTACGAAAGATACTTTGGTATACATCTTTTTGTGACGTAGTAAGAGTAGTATTTTTAGTAAAGAACAATGCCTCTACATCTGAGGGGCCAATGTCATTCTCATAGTCGGACATGGCATCATCCAAAATCTGCTTGATGCTACGAGTTTCTTTGCTTCTAAATATCTTTTCCTTTGCTATGTTTTTGTTTCCATTGTAAAATTCTCTGTTCATAAGTGTGCGTAACAGTGCTAGTTCCATTTATTTCTCCTAATCTATGTGCAATTCCAAATTCATAATATCATCTTTCCTTCTGTATTTCAAGTCATCTGTCAACTTCATGGCACGAATGTTAGTGGAAAGTGTACTTCTAAGCCTTCCTGTAAATTCAAATGTCTTCTGTACTGCATCAGGATCAAGAGCCACAATTATCTGATCATAATGCCGAAGCTGTGTCACATGTGTATCTAAAAGAGATGTTCCCATCAAAGCAAAACCTGTAAAAGCAGTATCAATTGTAGGTACAACAGAAGCAGATATACAGTCCTCTACTACAACAGCTATGCAACCTGTTCCTGACACATAAGCATGTCCACTACTACCGTATCGTTTCCACTTTGGGCTTTGCCTTTTGTCTACTGCCCTACCTGTGGCGTCTATAATTCTGTTGTCATGCACAACAGGAAACACTATTCTGTTTTCCTTAACATCGTATAATAAATCAGACCCATCTATATCATAGCTCTTGGCCCAAGGGTCTATGTACTCTCTGTTAGGCATGATGTGTGTAGACAGAGAAAAAATTTCTACTCTGTCATCCTTCTTTTTGTTTTTAAGCAAGGCATCTCTTACAGTAAACTGATATGCAGATCGACCTTGTAAACTACACCCTGCCTTGTAACAGTTGTAAAGAATGTTGTCGGTTGTTTTGATTGCAGTAAACGTGTTCTTTCCATTACATATGGGACAGTCTCCTCTATACCTCTCTTCAATTTGCAAATCTAAAGATTGAATATGGTTGTGTATGTTCATGTCTCACCTGTATGAGTAATGTAAAACTAAACCTATAAAATGTATAACAAATATAACAGCATTCAATGTTATCAACGCACGATCAAACCATAACATACCTACTATAAACCAAAGAGCTGTTCCTGTCAACATAAAGTAAAAGTTTGAAGGAACCAGTTCCAAAGAATTAAGTACAGCACCAACTACAATTGTACTGGTAGCCAGCCATTTTACATACCAACTTGTTCCATGTGATGGAGTTACTTTCGGCCATTTCATTTTATTATCTTTCTCCTTTTTCAATCAAATCCTCCATGAATTATATCTAACAATTCCTTTCTAATTCTATCTCTCGCTGCAAAATCTCCTCCATCATTAATATTCGGCCATGTTTCATTGTGAATTATACTTTCAATTTCTTTTAATTCTTTATACAGAGCATTAAATTTAGCTTTCGTTTCTTCATTCATATCTAAATCTTTTCCATTGTTATTCTTGTAGTTACACCATCTCTAGAATATATTTTTAACTTTATTTTACTGTGTCTATCAGCATGACGAAGAAAGTATACGTCCATGTCACCCCATGCATCTTCAAGTTGAGTATATACTTTCTCAACTATGTAATTTTCATCATCCCGTGGCATCACTTCCTCTCCTTAAATTCAATTTCATTTAGTAATTCCTCTGTTGTTTTTACACTATCTGTAAGTTTTTGCCAACTATCATTTTCCTCTAAACTAAACTTTCTTTTAGCAGCAGCATTACGAGCCTGTTGTGTATTTATACATACGTAAGGCATTAAACTTTCTCTACTCTTGTGTCCACTGTAGGCCATAATCTCTGTGTCTGTGGCCCCGTGATTTGCCAAGTCTGTCAATACAGTTCTGCGAATGTCTCTCAATTGCAAGCGGGAGGGCAAGCCAGCAGCATTCATGATTGTACGAAATGTACGAGATATATTGTGTTCACTATACGGCTCCAGTGTCAAAGGATTAGGCACTACCAACTCTTGCCAGTGGTAGTCCTGTTTTTGTTCTTCTAACATTTTAACAAGGCTATCTGTAAGAGGAATGCCAGCTATTCTTTCATTTGTTTTTAATATAACCTCTCTACTATATAGCTTTTCTTCTAGATCGTAGTTGTCCCATGTAGAAAGTCTTATATCTTCTATTCTCTGTCCTAGCTCTACATTTATACGCACCAACAGTCCTATGTTTCTCCATTTTGACATACTAAAAGCCGTTTCTAAAAACTTTGTGAAGTCACTTGCATTCCAAATGGTATTTCGTGGTGCAGGTTTACTTCTTTCTACAAGGGACCAAGGGTTTTTGTCAAGCATATCATATTTCATAAGGACATTCCATGCACGAGTGATGACCTCCAATGTATAGTTGGCAAAGCGTTCTCCTGATTTTATTTCAACACCAGATATCAATGCCCAGTATATATGTTGACACTTAGCCACAGACAGATCACTTACATTCATGTCTCCTACAGAGATTCCATCTACACATGAACTACACAGTCTCCTTAACTGATATACATACTGCTTTCTTGTTTTATCAGATCGTATTTTAACACCAAACTCAGGTGTTTTTTGATACTCTTCGATAGCGTTTGCGACTGAGCTTTCTTGCAACTTCATCTGGATGATTCCTTTGTATGTATTGTTCGTGTTTTAGTTTCATATCTTGCCATCGTTTAAGAGAAAAGCGTTTAACAGTCTTACCTGATCGTTCATTTGGATCACCAGTATGGCTGACCATGTATGCCCACTTACGACCTTCCTTAACGTACACAATTCTAAGACCAGAACCTATTCTTGGGGCCTGATCTTTAAGAAAGATAGTATACTTAGTTCCATACCTCTCTTGTTTAATTTTGTCCCACACATCCCACTTGTTTTCAGATGGCTCCGACAAGTTCAATTTCTTTTTGGGTCTGCCCTTCTTCTTGCGTCTTAGAAAGTCGGGGATAGTCAACAGGTCCAAGTCCATGATAAAGTACATCCTCGTATTGAATCGTAAGCTCCTCTCCTTTACTTATAGGAGCATTCTGTAATAGATATCTTACTTTAATGTCAATTCCATCTGAATTACTGTATCTAGAACCCAGTAAGTACCTATCCAAGTCGTAGTTTTCAATAGCTACCTTAGAATAAACAGTGGTCGAATGTTCTTGCACTATGCAATTTGGAGTATCACTGTGATTAATAAAGGCACCTACGGCAGTGCGAACCCACCCAATAAATGGATGGTGTATGTGAGAAATGGCAGTAGGAAAGATAACGATGTCCATACTGGCAAATAACCCAAGGCCATCACTATCGGATGGTTTTATAGTAAATTCTTGTGGCAAAGCTTTTAACATAACTACCTCCTTTCAATCTCACTCACTCTGTTGCGAAGCCATCTAGTTACTATCTTATATTCTACATCATCCTTATCGCTGCTTACCGTCTCCAATCGTTCTAGTTCTAATTTAAATGCAGCTAAATGTACTAGCTCCACAGAGTCAAGTGGCATGAGGCCACCATCTAGGAGCAGGAGTACCCTTGTCCCACTTGGCAAAGTATGCCTTCTCTCCTTTGTAGTAGTTACGATAAGCCTTAACAGGATTGCCCTGTACTTTATATTCATCAGGCATACACTGTGGAAATGCCATACGCCGTTTTGTTAAGCCAGATACCCTTACTCCTAGTGGGTCTTCCTCAAATGCACTCTCAAGTCCTGCACTTGCATGGTGTTTACCGTATCTTTTTGTGTATTCCTTACAAAGACTTTTAAACAAGAACAAAGTCCAATTGTAGTTGGCAGACTTTTGTCGTACCCATACAGTAGATGGGTGGTTTTTGTAGGCTATTTTATACATGCCCTGTTCATCAGCATACGCAGTATCTTTTTCTGGTGCGTCATCATAAATTTCACAAGCCGACTGTGAAAGCACTCCAGATTTAGCTTTACTTTTATCTACAGCTTCATCGGTCATGCGCCATGCAGTAGATAACATTTGTGCAGTCTCCAAAATCATCTTTGGTATGTGTTTATCACAATGCATTTCAGCAGCAATCATAGGATTATTATGTAATCTAAAGAGGTTCATGTGTGTTCCTTTCTAATGTATCTGTTTACTAAATCTTCCACATCCTTATACCAGTACCATTTGTTCTTACCCTCTACTCTCCATCTGTTTCGTTGAAATGCCACAACAAATTTACCTTCTACTAAAAATCCATGATCTGAATGTACCTCCACAGCTACGCCTAAGTCAAGAAAATTTTTCAGTTTATGTAATCTGCACAATTCTCTATCGTACAGTTGATTATCATACATCTTATGCCATGTGTCTATGTGACTTTCATCTCTATCTATTTCCGCTGACTTAATTAGTTTATTCACCTGTTCAACTGTCTCGCAGTCCTCTAGTATTCTGTTCGCATGAGATATGTAATTAATCATTAGGCGTTTGCGATGTGCAATTTGCATACGCTTTTCCTGCAACATTCTATCTTCTGCGGTGAACTCAAAAGGCATTATTTTATTTCCTTTTCCGGTTTGTAGTCATCTGGAACTTTGCCATATCCCACTGTTCTATCCCATTGCCTTTGTGTGTAAGTATTACGTTCCTTGTAGCATTGTTTACATTGCTGTTGCAATCCATTCGGACTACCCCATGCAAGTGCCGAAGACTCTTCATGGAATACGTTACCACAAGTAGCACACCTCCATCCTCCTTTGTCTGTAGGTACATAGTCCTGTGCTCCAGCTATACCCGTGCCACTCATCCTTTAAGGACCACTAGCAGAAGAGTGACGGTTAAAACAACAACAGCACAACGAGTAGCCAACCTCTCAAGCTTAGTTATACGTACAGTTGTTCCTCGCAATAAAGAGTAGTAGGTATGTGTGGCTGTCCTTAAATCTTCTTCGAGTTTGCGCTGATTCTTATTCATTTGTAGATCCTTTCAAATAGTAATGGCAGGTGCATAGGGGAGAACAAAACCTACACACCTGCCATAGATTACGGCAAGACTATGCAGCTAATCGCTGCTCAAAGTCATCATATCGAATGAGCTTTTTAAACGCATCACCCCGCACCAAGGCTTGCACGTTCTGCTCTTGCCGTAACGCACGATTACCAACTTCAGCCCCCCGTAGGCTGTCTGGTTCAACGTGCGTACCGTAATGAGTGAGTGCATTATAAAATGCATACCCATTCTTACCAATCTGAGTGCTGTAAGTATCCCACAGCCCCATCATACTACCCAACCACGTTTCATTAACCTTAACCTTAGTCTTGGTCTTGGTCATACACAGATTAGAAGACATAAAGTTCTGTACTGTGTCTCGCTCCATAGCCACCTTCCTCATGTGATTAAAGAGGTGAGCATCATCCTCTAGGATAGTAGGCCATGTAGCTGCAACCTGCCCGATCTTTTCTGGCTCTGTGCTGATTGTATGCTTGAACTTTACAGAGGTATTCTCTGCTATTCGAGCTTGACCATTGGAACACCATAGCCGTTTGATAAAGGCAGATACATCATACTTCAAAGACCCATCTACACTATTGCGAACTCGCATCTGAAGAGCAGTCTTCTCTCCTACAATACGATCATAGTTATAGGACTTCAAAGTAATATCGGCAAACATACGAGCACCATTGTTCATGGTACTCCACTTGATCTCTGCATCGTCAAGATCAAGACCTGACTCCTCCAGCCCTTCGACAAGAGGCTCCCACAGAGCACTGTATGGCTGTGGAATATACTTGGACTTGACAATACCCAACACTTCGTTGCTATCATCACGAACAATCTTCTGTCCTATAGAAGCAGGTAACCTTACACCCTCATGTTCAATGGGCATAAGAACAGGGTTAAACTGTAACGATTGTGGTAGTGCGAATGTATCTAACATTTATACTCTCCTTTGGTTGATGATTAAGTTATACCACATACTGCTTTGTATTGTCAACAACTAATTTTATTAAAGTGTAGAATATAATATCTTTGTGCTTGTAGGTAGCATGTAACGTGCATTGTACTCCTTTACATATGCTAATTCAATGTGTGCATTTGGGTGCTGCTCTCTTACCTTATTCATAGCATACTCTGTCGCAGTCACCCAATCCTCATCGTATAGTGCAATCTCTTTTCTACCATGTGTGTGTGCATGGTAGTCATGTACATCAACTCCTACATTGTATCTCATTTTAGTTCTCCTTTAATATTAAAAGGTGCCAGTTACCCGATTTCTTCAAGCCACCTCTACTTCTTGAGAGTGGTCGGGAGCTACTGGCAGAGCTTGTCTAAAGCACACTTATTTTAGTTCTCCTAAATCTTTCCATTGATCTACATTTATATCAAATGAATAGGTGCCAAGTGTCTCATCCCATATACACTTCTCCTCTACATATTTTTCAATCGTACCACCTGTCTTTAGATACTCTTGTACCTCTTCATCTTCATCATCTACATAAACTAAAATGCGTTGAGTTATTGTTACGTTATGTATAGTCATCTTAATTCTCCTTCAAATATGTATGCCCTCTTAGTTTGACGGTCACCTCCATACTATCTGCCCACGATGGAGTTACTCTATCATGTGCATAGTAATGAGTAGCACCATTCACTATGTCCTCACCAAACCCTGTGTATACAAGGAATGCAGCTATCACACTGTCCTCCCACCCATCAAGGTTATGTATGACATCAGACCTGCCATCACAGTACCAACTGAACTGGCACCTATGTCTAATGGGATAGTAGACACGATCTAATATATCAAGATCAGTATGCTGTCTAGTTTTCCATGACTCCCGTGTAGGACCATCTGTAATTACATCACAAACATCATCTGGATACCTTTCTGAAGCTACTCTGTTCATCACCACCTGTGCAGTAGCCAGTTTGTCATCAAAACCCTCACCTCTTGCTTCATGGTACGAATTGATAGCCAAGCAGTATACCTCGTCATTTGTGTCTATATACCCATTATAGTTTAGCTGTTCTGCTACCATCAAATTAGTTATAATCTGTACCATCATAGCAAGGGCTGGCAATGACACATCAAGCATAGTATTTCTCCTTTTTACGTTTGCGCTGCTGTTTTCTTAATTGTGTTTGCTTCTTGGCATTTCTACGCTTCATATGTTTCTCTTCCGATTTCCTATTCACAATCTCGTCTGTATTCACAGACGTAATGCTTTTGGTAGTCACTTTATATCCTCCTTTACATGTTCAACATATATTATATTAAAGAACATAGTCTATGTGTGGTTGCTGTGTAAGAACACATTATACATGAGTTCTAAAAAATGTCAAGTGTCAAAATAATCGTCCAAACTTTCCTCTATGGTATCTGTATCAAATCCTAGTCGCACTAAGGCACTTGTGAATTGTTCTGTGGTGTACTGTCCATATATCCATAGTTGTATGTACTTTTCCACCTTACGCTCTCTAAATTCATCATAGGTAACTATGTCACACATTTTTACCTCCTACATGAACAGCGCAACAGCTAAAAATACCAGCATAAGACCCCAACATAGGCCCAAGAAAAAGTCATGCATTTACTTATTCCTCATCCTCTAATACTTGTTTTTTACTTACACGTTTGTAAATTTTACCACTGGGTACTTTCTTTTGCTGAAACCTGCGCCATGCTAATGATCTTGCAAACTTTGAACGTGGCAACAGGCTCAGTCTGTTTTGTTTAGGTTTCTTTGCCATCTGAGTTCTCCAATCTTACATCTCTACCATGAACACGATGGTAGTTCACTGGCCCCTCGCACATCTCTGTGCTGTAGTCAACAGGCATTGTCCATACCCGATATGTATCTATAGCACTACTCTCTGCCTGTTCTTGTGTTTCAAAGACTTGAGCATTGGTGGCTCGCTCACCACTACTCATAACAAATACTGGTCGGTATGGCATATGGTTCTCC